CATAAATATGATTAGACCTACTCGCACCATCATAGTATTTGATGGTAAAGGTGGGTCTACTCGCCGTCGCAAATTATATCCTGAATATAAACAGAAAAGAAAAACAAAATATAGAGTAAATCGTTCATATGATTTCGCATCTCAAGATGATGAGAAACAAAATATGATAATGCAGTTACAGAGAGTAGTTGAATATTTAGAAGTACTTCCTGTAACTGTTTTATCATATGATAATATTGAAGCTGATGATACGATTGGGTATTTGTGTAGACAAGCTCTTACTGATTCTGAAATTACTGTTATGTCTACTGATAAAGATTTTCTTCAGTTGGCTAATAGTAGAATTAAGATATGGAGTCCTACCAAAAAGAAAATGTATGATGAAGATTCTGTATTAGATGAATATGGTATTTCATCTCATAACTTTATTTGGTATAGAGTTATTGATGGTGATAAATCAGATAACATACCTGGTGTAAAAGGTTTAGGATTAAAAACTATACAAAAGAAATTACCGTTTTTAAGTGAAAATCGTATAGTTAATATAGATGAAGTTATTACAGAATTACCAGAATCAAAAGATGTTATAGAATTAAATTATAAATTAATGCAATTATCAGAAGCAGATATTTCCGGTTCTACAAAAACAAAAATAATAGAAAGAATTAATGAACCTATTAATAGACTGATAAAATATAAATTTCAGAAAATGTTTTTGGAGGATAAGTTATATACTGCTTTGCCAAATTTAAATAGTTGGTTAGCAACATCATTTAATAGATTAAATCAAATGGCTGAAAAAACACATGGGTAAAGAGTATAAGAAAGTATTACCGTTAAAAGATGATATAAAAGTAGTAGACCAAGTTGGATGGTTACCATTATCAGTAATTGAACCAAGTAGAAAATCAAAAGATAAATGGAAAAACGCGTATTTAAATGACGAATTATCAGAAAAAAAAAGAAGTGATACTAGTGAATATTTACCAGGACTTGGGTTTAGTGAATTTCATGCCGGATTGACTGAAAACATATTACATTATTGGTCAGTAGTAGATAGTGTTGTAGTTGACCCGTTTGCTGGTAGAGCAACAAGAGCGTTTGTAAGTTCTAAACTTGGAAGAAAATATTATGGTTATGATATAGCACCAAAAACAGTTGAAAGAGTTAAAAAACATTTAGACAGTTACAACATTGATGCTACTATTTATTTAGAGAATGGTTGTGAAATGAAACATACTGTAAATGATTTTGCAGATTTAGTTATGACTTGTCCTCCGTATCATCAATTAGAGAAGTACGAATCTGTTGAGAATCAACTATCAGATATAAATGATTATGAAACATTTTTGGGAATGTTAAAGTTATGTGCTGTTAATATTAAAAGAGTTTTAAAACCTGGTGGATTTTTAGTTTGGGTATGTGCCGACTGGAGAGATAGTAAAGAGTTTCGTTCATTTCATACTGATTCAATACAAATTTTTAAGAATGTCGGATTGAAGTATCATGATTTAATTGTCATGAAAAATAAAAGTCCCTTCGCTAGTATGCAGATAGGTAAAGTAGCGGCAAAAAGATACACAAGTAAAGTACACGAATATATTTTAGTATTTAGAAAAGAGGGAGAATTGAAATATCCGTCAAATAATATAATAAAATCCGCAAGTAATTGGTGGTAAAATGAGTGAAACTTTAACACAATTCGGAACTTCATTTCAGTCGAAGATTATCGCGGCTTTATTTCGTGATGTAAAATTTATTCAAACAATTAATGATATTTTAGAACCAGCAATGTTTGATTCAGATTCTAATAAGTGGTTAGTAAAAATAATAAGAGAGTATTTTTATGAATATAAAAAACAACCTACATTAGAAGTTTTAAAATTTAAGTTAGAAGAAATAGATAATGAGGTTTTAAAAGTAGGGGTAATAGATAAATTGAGAGAAGCGTGGAAAAATATAGAAGCTACAGACTTAGAATTTGTTCAAGAACAAACTTTAAATTTTTGTAAAAATCAAACTCTTAAAAATGCTATACTTCAATCAGTTGAATTATTAGAAAATAAAAATTATGAAGGTATAAAATCTATTATAGACGAGGCTATGAAAGCGGGAACAACTAGAGATTTAGGACATGATTATATACTTTCATTAGAAGATAGACTTACAAAATCAACTAGAATAACAGTAAAAACACCGTGGGATATAATAAATGAAGTTATGGACGGAGGTTTAGGTGCGGGTGAACTTGGAGTTATAGTAGCTCCAGCAGGAATAGGGAAATCTTGGACTTTACAATCAATAGGTGCTGATGTTGTTAGACAAGGTAAAACAGTTATACATTATACGTTAGAGTTAAATGAAAGTTATGTAGGTTTACGATATGATTCTATTTATAGCGGTGTTACTACAGCAAATATAAAATATTATAAAGATGAAGTAAAAAATAAATTATCGAAATTAAAGGGTAATATGATTATCAAATATTTCCCAACAAAATCAGCGTCAGTTCAAACATTGGAAGCTCATTTAAAACAATTAGAATTAAGTAGTATTAAACCGGATGTAGTTATAGTAGATTATGCAGATATTCTTAAATTAACAGGTAATTTTAGAGAAAAAAGACATGCTATAGGTAATACGTATGAAGAATTAAGAGGATTAGCCGGTGAACTTGAAATACCAATATGGACTGCTTCTCAAGCTAATCGTTCAGCGTTAGAAGAAGATGTAATTGGGGCTGATAAAATAGCTGAAGATTATAGTAAAATTATGACCGCTGATTTCGTTATGAGTATGAGTAGAAAAGTAGAAGATAAAATAGCCAATACAGGTCGGTTTCACATTATAAAAAATAGGTTTGGTATTGATGGAGTTACATATCCATCAACAATTAATACTAATATAGGTCAAGTTAAGATATATGAAGGTAGTAGTCAGTTTGGAAAAGAGGTTCAAAGTAAAATGAATAATAGTGAAGAGTTTTTAAGAAAAGAATTAGCGAACAAATATAAAGATATGGAAAAAAAAGTTGAAGGATTTGAATAAATTGTGAATTAAGATGAATATATATTATATTTATGATTGTTATAGGAAGAGATTATAATGTGAGGAATATTAAATGGAAACATTTCAGTTATCAGAAAATTTTATAAATAAGTACAAAAGGAAAAAACCACCATTTGGGTTTAATGGGTTAGGTGAATTAGTTTATATGAGAACGTATTCACGTATTAAAAAAGATGGTAAAAATGAAAGATGGTGGGAAACAATTAAAAGAGTTGTAGAAGGTACTTATACAATGCAAAAAAATCATATTGAATCATATCAATTAGGTTGGAATGCGTGGCAAGCTCAAAGGTCAGCACAAGAAATGTATGATAGAATGTTTTATATGAAGTTTTTACCACCTGGTCGTGGTTTATGGGCAATGGGAACTGCTATAACAGAAGAAAAGAATCTTTACGCCGCTCTTAATAATTGTGCCTTTGTATCTACTGTTACACTTAAAGAAGATTATTCTAAACCATTTACTTTTTTAATGGACGCTAGTATGTTAGGAGTTGGTGTAGGTTTTGATACAAAAGGTGCTGGTGAAATTGTAGTTAAAGGTGTAAATTGGGATAGAAATCAAGAGATATATATGATACCTGATACAAGAGAAGGTTGGGTAGAATCACTTAGATTATTATTAGAAAGTTATTTTCACGGAACTGCTCCAGTAGGATTTGACTATAATCAAATACGTGATGCAGGGGAACCAATTAAAGGTTTTGGTGGAGTTTCAAGTGGACATGAACCATTAAAAGAAATTCACGAAGAAATTGTAAAAGTTTTAGAAAATAACGTAGGTAAACCTATTACAGTTACTACAATTGTTGATATTATGAATCTTGTAGGGAAGTGTGTTGTAGCAGGTAATGTTCGTAGAACTGCTGAGATAGTTTTTGGTGATCCTGAATCAGAAGAGTATTTAGACTTAAAGAATTACAAAGTAAATCCACATAGAGAAATGTATGGGTGGACTTCTAATAATTCAGTATTTGCTGAACTTGGTATGGATTATACAGATATTTGTAAAAGAATTGTAGATAATGGAGAACCTGGATTTGCCTGGTTAGAAAATATGAAAGGTTATAGTAGATTAAAAAATGGTAGAGATAATAAAGACCATAGAGTAGCGGGCGGTAATCCTTGTCTTGAACAATCACTTGAATCATATGAGTTATGTTGTTTAGTAGAGACATTTCCAAACAATCATGATTCATTAGAGGACTACGCTCGTACATTAAAGTATGCTTATCTGTATGCCAAAACAGTAACACTTGGTAAGACACATTGGAGTGATACCAATAGAGTTATGTTAAGGAATCGTAGGATTGGTTGTAGTGTAAGCGGAGTCGCTCAGTTTATTACAAAACACGGAATGGAAGAATTAAAAAAATGGTTAGAAAAGGGATATGATACAATACAAGATTGGGATTGCATGTATTCAGATTGGTTTGCAGTACCGAAGTCGAAAAAAACGACTTCAGTAAAACCAAGTGGTACAGTTTCATTATTAGTTGGAGCAACTCCAGGAATGCATTATCCAGAGTCAAGATTTTATATACGTAGAATGAGATTATCAAAACATTCAGAATTAATAGAGCCATTGAAAAAAGCAGGGTATAAAATAGAACCAGCGTTTGGTTCAGAGGAAACTACTTCAGTTGTAGAAGTACCAGTTGATGTTGGTGAAGGTATACGTATTGCTAAAGAATTATCTATATGGGAACAATTCAGTTTGGCCGCATTCTTACAACGACATTGGGCAGATAACCAAGTAAGTTGTACTGCTACATTTGACCCTGAAACAGAGGCAAATGAACTACCACACGTGTTAAATTATTTTCAATATAGATTAAAAGGTATTTCACTATTACCAAGACACCCATCAGGAGCATATAAACAAATGCCTTATGAAGCAATAGATGAAAAAACATATAATACTGAAGTTGGGAGACTTAAATATTTAAGTTTTGTAGGTGTTGAGGGAGAAGAAGCTGAAGTGGATAAATTTTGTAATAATGATGTTTGTGAAATTATTCCTGTTACTGGTGATAATGATGACCAAGATTATGCAAATTAAAATTTCACATACCCCAAACAGGCAGTTGACGCACCTGTGAAAAAATGCGTCTTAACAATAACAAACGAGGAGAACGATTATGAAAATATATCGTAATCTAATCTCAATGATGTTAACTTTCCTTACACCAATGTTCATTTATGGACAACATATGGTAAGTGGAACGATTACATCAGAGAGTGGGAAACCCTTAGCGGGAGCTAATGTGGTTGTAGATGGTACTGAACTTGGTGCTGCAGCAAATGAAAGTGGTGTATACACCATTTCAATTGGTTCAGGTTCTTATACAGTTACGGCTTCAGT